CGACGATACTCAGACCATCCTGACTGCCTCGACGGATGGTTAAGTTGCAGTTTTCATACTGATTCTGGAGACGGGTAATTAATTCTTTTTCAAGTGCAGGAACGGCACCTTCCGGAAGCTGTTTTGTCCGGCTAATAACAAGCTCAATTCTCATAATTCCCTCTACATTTAACTACTGTATATAAACACAGTATACCTGTTAGAAAGAATATTCAAGAGGTGAATAGCACTTTTTGCAAAAGCTAGCATGTTGTTTCATATCAGATTTTAGGCGAAAAAACCCGCCGCAGCGGGTTATGACGCAACACTTCATGCCGGAATTTTCCGATCCGTCTTGTTGTGAACCTCCCAGAGACTAATGCCGCAACTGAACACAAACTCAGCCAGATAATTTAAACCGGACCATTCCCGGATGCCGCCGCGCGCCGCTTCCACAAATACAGCGATATCCTGATCACGCCACACTCCAAACAGGCGCCAGCCGCCACTGTCAGTCTTAACGGCTGCTATACGCGTCAGAACACCAGTCTGGTACAGGTCAGTGAACGCAGGTTTCTTCCTGGTTATTATTCGCATATCTACAAACCTAAGAAATGTTGATTACAAATCACTGATTCGTATTTTTTGATTTTGTACTAATGCCTACTCCTGAATTGCTTCAGAAGGTAGCCCAATCATCTCGTTCAGCGCTTCCCGGCGAATAGCAGGAGGCAGGGGAACAACCGCATCTTCAGCAGGTAACAGTTCTTTGGCTTCAGGCCACTGTTCCAGCAGTCGCTTAACCGTTCTGGCTTTATCCAGTGCGGCGGTGACGTTCTGGCGGATGTCTGTTTCGTCGCTTTTTATTTCCCTGTAAAGCGCATCGAAGCTGTAGAACTCGGTAACGAGTGGGTCATCTGCCAGTAAGGTGTATTCATAGGGGGTTATTTTTTGGATATGGTCTGGTGAACCCGGCTCATTGTGCCGGTAATTGCCGTTGAAGTATGCAGTAACACGCGAACCCGCCAGATTCAGATAAATATCGCTGTCATATCTGACAAACGTATAGTTTGTCCTCAGTTCTTCGGGCAGTTTCGCAATAAGCGCTGCAATTTTCTTTTCGGTTTTTAATACCTCAGACTCGGCTTCCGGTCCGCCAATTGCCGCCAGCCTTACACGTTCCGCCCAGTCTGCCCGGGCAGCACGCAGGGCTTTCTTCCGTTGCGGAATACCAGCTTTTGCCAGTGCATTATCCACGATTTTCTCTTTAATGGATTTATTCAGTGTCTGGTTCATATTTTTCACCTTGTATAATTCAGGTTGTACGAATCCCGCCGCGTGAGCGGTGTTTAAAAACGTTTTTACGGTTAATTAATTATTCAGATGCGCGTTATGGCATATGCAAAAGCCCACGCTATCCCGACATATAAAAATGCGTCAGGCCAGTTCATCCATTATTTCCCTCCTGTTTTGGTGCCGCTTTAATCATCGCCGCCCAGCACAACTCAGCCCGTCGCGCAGCCCGTCGACACCCGCTTAACGCTTCGTATTCCGCCCACACTTTTTCGTCGCTGAAATGTGGATCTGGCTCAGACTCGAAGCCGTTAATCACCATGTACTCGGTTGGAACGATCGGCACCAGCGCATAGCCATCCGGAATTACTGGGGAGCTCAACTCATCACGATTACTTACAGGTTGGCCACCCTGAAGCATGGCAGCTCGGCAGGCGTTCCAGCCTTCCGCAAACCCGTTTTCTTCAGCGTAATTGATGTCAGGATTCACCCACTTTTCTGGAGGCACTACCGGCACTGGCGGTGCGATATAAAATTTCGTTCCCAGCGGCAACCGTTTCATCGCTTTTTCTCCCTTAATGATGCGGTAAGTTGATTTTCCACCAAGATCTACAGTTCCATCCATAACAAGACCGTGCCGCTTCTCTGAAACTTCACCAACTGGCGCCACTTCCAGCGATGCCAGCGCGATACGCGCCAGCTCCATTTGTTCGCCACGGGTAAGCCCGTTTTCCAGCGGATTTTTAATGAATAATTCGATACGTTCTTTGGTAATAGTGGTCATGGGTTAGCCCTTCACAAAAATAATCCAGTGGGTTTTGTCGTTCTTCCCGGTTCGCTGGCCAATAATTGGTTTTACGTCCGTCAGCGCCAGAATCTGGCTTACCGGAATCTGCGTTTCGTTCCATTTAAATATGAGTACGCCGTGTGGCCGCAGCACCCGAAACGCCTCTTTGAATCCGGCGCGGAGGTCAGAACGCCATGTTTTTTTATTCAGGCGTCCGTATTTTTTACCCATCCAGGCGTTATCACCAACTCGCTCAAGATGCGGAGGGTCAAACACCACGACCGGAAACGAGGCATCAGAGAACGGTAGCGCACGAAAATCAGCAATGAGGTCAGGACTGATGACCAGGCGGCGACCGTCGCACAATATATGCTCCTCGGCGCGGATATCGGCGAATACGGCGCGGGTATCGAGCTTGTTGAACCAGAACATACGGGAGCCGCAACACACGTCCAAAATTGTTTGCTGTGACATCACGACTCCTTAACCTTGATGCCAGCGGCGCGGATTGCTTTCTTCACAAGTCGCTTATCAAGGACAGGAATATCGCGAGATAAATCATCGTGCTCGTACCAGAATGTAGGTGGCAGCGTCACCTCCCGCGCCTCCAGTTCTGCTATGCGCTGGCGTAACGCCGTAATTTCCACCTCAGCAGCGTCTGCGTAATGAACGTTTTCATGCTCAAGTGGTGGTAAATCCGGCGTAATGACACCAAACAGTTTTGCAAGTGCACGGTAGTTCAGTTCGCTGTGATAACGACCTTTGCAGCGAACCAGTTTTTCAGCAGCAGCTACAATCGCGCTTTGTTCTGCTATTCGGCGTTCTGCGGCTTCCAGTTTGTCATCTGCATCTCTGAATTTATCGTGCCAACGATTACAGGCGATAAAAGCGCCTTCGCGATATCTTGTTTCAGCTTCCAACTCATCCAGCAGCGCCAGCACGGTGGCGGGGTTGGCTGCGGCGATGAAATCCATAGTCTTTTTATCGATAACCTCATCAGCTACCGGGCGGCAAGTTGTCCAGCCAGGATGTTTTTCGAGACTACCTTTGACTATTACTGTGTATTCACCGGCAGGGCCTGGCATTTTCCGTGACTGCCATTCCTCGCCACCGGCCTTCACTGCTTTCTGACGCAGCGCCTGTTTGTCGATTGTCATGCTGCACCTCCAAAAATCCATTGGTTACCTGCGTGCGCCTGGAATTTGCAGGACGTGTCAGGCATAACCAACTCATGAACCACTTCGCCTGTTTCAACAAAGTAGTAGTTGCTGTCTGTAACGTTGTTGATAAAGAATGCCTCACGCTCGCGCCATGACATCTCACCGAGAATACGCTGCACCTTTTTGGTGATTGGTCGGTAATCAGGTTCTATGCCAGCCAGTTTTGCCGCCGCGTAGTTGTGGTGGCCATCCATCAGGATGGTGTATTGCTGCCCACGCAGAACTATCGGGTAAACAGATACGATAAAACGCTTAAATCTTGCCGCTCTGTCGTTTACCTTTGCCTTGTCGAGGTAGCGCTGACTGCTGATAAGCGGACCTTTGATGTTGCTCATTGGGCTACCCCCTTGTTGATGCTCATTTTGGATGCTCCATAAACCTGCATTACCTGGCTTTTCTCCAGTGCCGTTAGCGCTGAAAATCCCGTTACCTGACTACTGCTGTATCGCCTGAGGTCATAATCAATCACCGCACGCTGGTCTCGGAAAATGCCGCAGCGGCCATGACGAATGAAGTCGCCTCGCTCCAGCGCGATACGCAGATATTTCTCCGCCGTGGTTCGGTGCACGCCGAACATCGCAACGACGTCGTTCGTCGTGATGCGCCCCTGCTCTTTCACCAGACCGATAATCCGCTCAAGAATAATCATCCGTTCGCTGTGTGTTTTAGGTCGGGCCATTTTTAACCCCTTATTTCACAATCCGGAGGTGGCTAACGTTTTTCCGGTAGCTTCCCCAGTCAAAATTCACCCACATCCCTCCGTCCATCTGGAGGCGATCGATAACCCTCGCGCCCAGTGAATCCAACAGCCCCTCGTGGTTAAGATTCGTCAGAACTCCAACAGGTCGCATCGATGAGAGACGGCGATCGATAACCTGATTGAGAATGACCTTCTCACCACTGCTCCCGCGCTGAATACCGACTTCATCCAGTACCAGCAGGTCAACTTTGCAAAGGTCATCAAGCAGGGACGCTTCTGATTGCCCACCGTCGTAGCACTCACGAACCCTGAGCATCAGGTCAGGAATGGTTACCACCAGAACGCTATGACCGCCGGCCAGCAGATGATTTCCGATTGCCGCCGCAAGATGGTTTTTCCCGGTTCCCGGACCACCGCTGAACACAAAGCTCGCAAATCCACTACCGAAGTTCTGGGCATAACTTTTTGCCATCGTGTACGCTTTTCGCTGCCCCTCCCCGCTTACTTCGTAGTTAGCAAACGTACAGCTACGATGGAGATCCTGAATGCCAGATCGCCCGAAAATCTTCTCGGTGCGGGATTTCTGATTCATCCTGTCAAGCTCTTCACTGCGTTTACGCCCTTCGGCTTCCTGCCATGCCCGCCACTCATCAGCAGTCGAGAATTTCGGCTGCACACTGGCTGGGATAATTCTTTTCAGGCGATCAAGCGCACTGCCAGTACCGATTACGTTTTTCATCGTTACCCCCTGAATCCGGTAGGAATGGTTTTGTCTGGCGCAGAAATG